CTTTGCTGAAGCTAATGGTAAAGAAACTTTACACGAAGTAATTAAAAAGATTTCATTTGACTTTAAGCTACAAGGTGCTTTTGCTTTGCATATTATATGGAATAAAGCTAAAACAGAAATAGCTGAGATACACCATGTACCTGTAGAGAGAGTAAGAGCAGCAAAACCTAATGCTATGGGTAAAGTAGATTGCTATTATGTTTGTGCAGATTGGAATAATACGAGGACTAACAAACCTATGAAGTTAGCTGCTTTTAATACTAAAGACAGAACTAATCCTAGTCAGTTATTATATACAGGTTTATACAGTCCTAATATGGACATCTATCACACTCCTGATTATTTAGCTGCAAATAATTGGGCATTAGTAGACCAAAGAGTTGCTGAGTTTCATCTTAACAACATAAGTAACGGATTTTCAGGAAGCTATATGATTTCTTTTGCCAATGGAGTACCTAGCCAAGAGGAAAGATACCAAATTGAGCAAAGTTTAGCATCTAAATTCTCAGGAAGTCAAAATGCAGGAAAATTTATACTTACGTTCTCAGATGATAAAACTAGAACACCTGAGATTACACCAATTACTGTAAGCAACGCAGACAAGCAATATCTCGCATTACAGGAACTTTTAGTACAAAACATACTTACAGGTCATAGAGTTACTTCTCCTATGCTTATGGGTATTAAAAACGACACAGGGCTAGGTTCTAATGTTGATGAGATGAATGCAGCTTTTGAGATATATCTAAATACTGTAATTATTCCTTACCAAAGGCACATAGTAAAAACATTATCTAAAATATTTGAAATTAATGGTATTAATATACCTTTTTCATTTGTACAAGCTAAACCTATTACTACTAAGTTTACTATAGAAGATATGAAGGAAGTAATGACTGAAGATGAGATAAGAGAAGAACTAGGATTAAAACCTTTAAATGATGAAGAACTAACTGCTGAAGATGAAGATAACTACAACTTAGAGAAAGTAGGTTCAATAGTTTCTGATGGTAAAGAGTTACCTTTATTTGACAGTATAGAAGAAGCTGAAGCAGAAGCAGAAAGGTTAGGTTGTAATGGACACCATATACATACACAAGATGGTAAAGAATATTTTATGCCATGTGCAGACCATAATCAATTAATTAATTTAAAAGATTGTGATTGTAAAAAGAACAAAGATAAATGCGACAAGAGTTGTTATGAGAAAACTGAGTTAGATGCTTTTTTAGAAACTGTAGAGGATATACCTGAAGGATGGGAACTAATAGATGAAGAAGTAGTAGATGGAGAACACGCAGATTTTGACTTTGAAGAAGAACTAAATCAGATAGCTAGTGAGAAAGTAGAGTTAGCTACTACAGGAGTTGCTAGACCTGATAGTAAATCTGAGCAAGATGGCATATCTAAAAAGACATACGACTACTACAGAGTTAGATATGTATATGCACAAGATAATTTTTTAACTAGAAAGTCAGGTAAGAAAAGAGAGTTTTGCGAAAAAATGATGGCTGCTAAGAAACTTTATCGTAAAGAGGATATAGCTAGAATGTCAACTAAAAGAGTTAATCCAGGTTGGGGTAAAGGTGGTGCAGATACTTATGATATATTTTTATACAAAGGAGGTGGTAATTGTCATCACTTTTTCCTAAGACAAATATACAGAACAGAACTAGGTATATCTGTAAGTACAAAGATAAAGGATGCAGATTTAGTAGGATATACTAAAGCTAGGTCAGAAGGGTTTACTGCTAAGAAAAATGATAAAAGAGTAGCTATAGCACCTAAAAGAATGAAAAATAACGGATTTGTAAAAAAGAGATAATATGGCATACGTTTTATTTATATCAGAAGATAAATTAAAGGATTCAACTGCAATCAATATGAATGTAGATATAGAGTTTCTACTACCTTTTGTTAAACAAGCACAGAAACTATATGTAGAAACTAAATTAGGTACAGACCTAAATCAAAAACTTAAAGACCTTATAATAGCAGGAACAGTTAACGACCCTGCTAATGCAAACTACAAAACTTTATTAAATACTTATATAGGAGATATGCTACCTAACTTTGCGTTATATCACGCAATACCTTTTTTACGTTTCAAGATAGAGAATGGTAACATATACTCTAAGACATCAGAAAATGGAGTAGCTTTATCTACAGAAGAAGCACAACACCTTAGAAGTGAAGTTTTAAATACAGGGGAGTATTACATGGAACGTATGATAGAATATATTAAGAACAACATTAGCTTATTTCCTGAGTACAATACAAACTCAGGTGCAGATGTATCTCCTGATAGTAACGCATACTATGCAGGAATGAATTTAGAAAGACCAAATGGACAAGGCAATAAAATAACATTAAGAGATTTTTTAACACCTGACCTTACATAATGAAGAAAAGATATAAAGTAAAAGAAGTAAATAAGACTAAATTAAAAACATACTTGACAAATGCCAATACAAAAAACAGCACAGGACACAGCAGAAATTCTAGCCGTAAATACGACAGTCCTAAGTGTAACAACATTTTCTAATTTAGAACTAGCACTAAAGATTATACTGCTAGTAATTTCAATAGCTTATACTGTAGACAAATGGTATAGCCAAAAAAAGAAGAATGCCAAAAAAAATTAAATCCTACACAGTAATTAAAAAAACTCCTACTAAACGTAAAGGAGTACATTCTAAAAATGCTTCCAAAGGACAATCTGCTTTTAAAAAAAAATCAAGAGGTCAAGGTTAATCTTGTTCTTGATAGAGAAATATTTACAGATAAATCTATTTCAGGTAGGTTGTATCTGAATGAAGAATATGTATGTGATACTTTAGAGAATCCATATATAAACAATGAACGTAACATAAGTTGCATACCTGAAGGTAATTACAATGTAAGGTTGCGTTTAGCTAGAGAGAGTGCTACAAGAGATTATTTACATCTTTTAGTACAAGAAGTACCTAATAGGAGTTATATCTTATTTCATAGAGGGAATGAACCTAAAGATACATTAGGTTGTATTCTAGTAGGAACACATAATCAACAAGACTATGTTAGTAATTCTAAAGATGCTATGGATTTTTTAATAAGAAGAATACTTAACTTAGGTGGCGAGAATATTAAATTATTAATAAAAAATAAATAAAATGAAAGAATATTTAATAATGACTATGTTAAAATCAAAGAAAGTATGGTACACAATAGCAGCTATGGTAGTACCTTTTATTGCTAGAAGTTTAGGTGTAGATGAAGTTCACATTAGCGAAATATTTTGGGCATTATTAGCACTACTAGGAGTTACAGGTTTACAGGACTTTGGTAAAGAAGCAAAATAAATTGTCCTCACAAGGGAAACGACTAAGATTGTCCCCTGAAGAAGTTGAATTAATCAATGAGTTTAGGGGACAAAACTTAGATAACATAAATGGTAATACTGCACTTGACTTACATATAAAAGAAAGAGGTATTAATAAAAAAGACATAGTTAGTGTAAAGCATTGGCAAAGTATGTCAGGAGAACTAAGATTCTCTATAGTTACCAAAGAACAATATGGTGTAGAGCAAAACGAATTGCTTGAAGATATTAAAAACTTAATAGATAATTATGCACCAAAATACCCAACAATAAAAAGGACTAAAGGAGAACATCTTTTAGTCATAAATCCTGCTGACATTCATATAGGAAAACTTGCAGTAGCATTAGAAACTAATGATGAGTATAATAGTGAGATTGCTTGTAAAAGAGTTTTAGAGGGTGTTACAGGTCTTTTAAGTAAAGCAAAGGGGTTTAGTATAGACAAGGTGTTGTTTTGCATAGGAAACGATATATTGCACATTGATAATGTATATAATCAAACTACGGCAGGTACAAGGCAAGATGTTAATGGTAAGTGGTGGCAACATTTTGAATTAGCTTTAGATTTATATGTTAAATGTGTAGAAATACTTAGAGAGGTTGCACCTGTAGATGTTGTACATTGTATGTCTAATCACGATTATCAGTCAGGTTTTCATTTAGCACATTCACTTAAAAGTTGGTTTAGAAAAGCTAAAGATGTTACATTTGATATTAGTGTAGCACATAGAAAATATTATAAGTATGGGTTAAACTTAATAGGACTTGAACACGGAGATGGTGCTAAAATGGATAATCTTCCTATGCTTATGGCTAATGAAAGACCTAATGAATGGTCAGATACTAAATATAGATATTGGTATCTACATCACTTACATCACAAAATAAAATACAAGTGGAGAGATGCAAAAGATTTTATAGGTGTTACTGTAGAATATATGCGTTCTCCAAGTGGAACTGATAGTTGGCATAGCAGAAAAGGTTACTGTGGTGTACAAAAAGCAGTAGAAGGTTTTATACATTCTAAAGAATCAGGACAAATTGCAAGATTAGTACACTACTTCTAATCTACTTATAATCAATAACTTATATATATTAACATTCTAATTGTTAATAACTTTTTTAATTACTTAGTTAATTACTTAGTTAATTATTTATATATTTGTACTATAATTAATTTATAAAAAGAAAAAACAGATAAAAAATATTTGTGAACGTAAAAAAACCCAATAGAGTTTAAAGTCTTTCGTTCTCTTTTTATTTAAAACAAAAAAAATGAAAACAAACTATAAAGTAATTAATAGAGAAACTAGAAACGAGTATATACTTAATGCAAAAGAAGTTGTAGAGTTTTTTAAACATCAACACATTAGAGATTATGCAGTTTCTGTAATACCAAATTCAACATATACATTTTTAAAAACATTAGCTACTAGCATTTTGGCAGTAGCTTTTGTAGTATGTGTTACTAAAGTTATTATGTTATGGATATAAATAGAATACCTACACCAACCCCACCAACTGATGAAGAGTTAGTTGAGATGAGAAAGCAACAAGAAAAAGAAAGACAAAAAAGATTATTAACCTATGATAATACTATTGTATTAGCTAAATTACATTACTATAAAGGAACTATAGCAGTAGCATCAACTGATTCTGTAACACATAAACAATTTTCAGATGTTGTAACAGGTTGGAACTCAGTCGTAATGGTTGGAACTGAAAGGCAAATGTGTGCAGATGATACAATAGACAATATAACAGGTACATATCATTTAAATCTTACAGACAAAATGCTAAAAGCATATAAAGAAAACAATAACCAATTAATAATAATTAAATAAATAAATATGAAAAATAGTAAAGTAGTAAACGTACAAGGTTCAGGGATGTTTAAAGAACTATATGTATTTGAAATAGAATTAGATAATGGAGATATAGGTAAAATATATCGTAAGTCAAATGATTCTAAACTAAGTGTAGGACAAGATATATCTTACACTATGAATGACAAGGGAAGTATTAAGATTGTAACAGATTATCAAAAGAATCAAACACAATCAAGTCCTAAACAAGATGATGTACAGAAACTTATTGTAAAACAATCAAGTTTGAAAGCAGCAGTAGATTATGATAATAAATGTACTCCTGAAGATGTACTTAAAAATGCTCAAATGTTTTATGAATGGGTATGGGGTTTAACTCCTACACAAACTAAAATTAATAAAGTAGCAGAAAAGTTTGATTCTGATTTACCATTTTAATATGACAGATAGAGAAAAATTTGAAACCATTTGCGACCTTACTACACAGATAGTAGGGTTGCAGAAAGGTTCATTAGCATACAAAACAAGGAAGCAAGAAGTTTTAGTACCAAGAATGGTTGCAAGTGTTATAGGTATAATTACTAAAGACATACATCCTACAATAATAGCAGATATAATTAAAAAGGATAGAACTTCTGTACTACATTATATTAATTCACACAAATATAATTATGCTAGTTTTCCTTTTTATAGAAATACTTTTAATAAAGTTTATAATGCTTTTAATGAACTTGAAAAAGTTAAGTTAGTATTTTCTGAAAAAGAAGAAATGATAAGACATTTATTAGATGCAGGTGTTAAGATTATAGCTAAACCACAAGTAAAAATTAAAGTAACAAGTGGTAAGTATAAATACTTAGTACCAACTAACTATTTGGATTTCTCAAAAAATATTGATATAATTAAAGATTCATTAAGAAAATATGATTACTCAATAGACATTATAACAATATGAAAGAATTATTAAGTAGTACGGCATTTATAGTTTTAAATAAAACATTAGCCAAGAATATAGGATTAAAAGAATCTATATTATTAGCAGACCTAATTAGTAAAGAAGAATACTTTATTAGTAATGGTATGACTGATGGTTGGTTTTTTAATACTGAATCTAATATAGAAAAAGACACAACTCTAACACCATATCAACAAAGAAAAGCTATTAAGAAACTTAAAGAGTTAAATATAATAGAAACTAAACGTATAGGAGTCCCTGCTAAACAACACTTTAAAATAAATGAAGAACAAGTTGTGAAGTTTCTTAACAACAAGTCCTTAAGTAACTCAACAACTATTAATAAGAATAAAGAAATAACAATAACTAATAAATACTTTAATAAGCCAAAAATTGAAGAAGTTGAACTTTATTGTATAGAACGTAATAATAATATAGATGCTAATTCTTTTGTTTCTTATTATCAAAGTAAAGGTTGGATGATTGGTAAAAACAAAATGAAAGATTGGAAAGCAGCAGTAAGGACTTGGGAGTTGCGAGAAAAAAATAATAAAAGTTATAAAAAAACAGGCACATCTAAATTAGATGCACAGATAGATGAATGGCAAAAAGCAAAGGACTTGATATGATAAAAGAATATAAGCAGATGATATACTTAGAAAAGTTATATAAAAAAAATACTATAGATTTGAACAACTATTTTAAGTATAGTGGTAAGTTAGAGATAGGTAAAAAATTTAGAGAACCTACAGGAGATTATGTATATAAACATAGAATGATTATTAAAAATGATATGTCTAAATATAAATTAAAAAAATGAATTATAGAAAATTATATACTGATAATATAGGAGAAATACCTAAAGATTGGGATATACACCATATTGATTTTAATCACGATAATAATAATCTTAATAATTTAATTGCAGTTCCAAAAATTGTACATACTGTTATACATCAAACAGGATATTTAGATAAAGAAGAAATAGAAAATTTAATACAAATATATAATGAAAACATTACAAGAAGAAAACATTAAAGAACTAACAGAAAAAACACTAGACCTAATTGCTAAGACATCAGTAGAGTTAGGACATAGAGCAGATGCTAAAACTATGGCATCACTAGCAAAAATACTAGCAGAAGATTTACAGAAAGAAAATAGATTTAGAAGAATGTATTTTACACAAATAATTGATAGCTTTTATCAAGGTGTAAGATTTTGCAACTTTGAACCTTTTCTTAATATACGAACTTTTTATCGTTGGATTATAGAACACAAGAAAAGAATATCTGAAGCAATCTATAAAGTAGAAACATTAAATCAAAACAATGTAGAATTTTACCAACCACAATTAAAACAAATAAAATGAAAACAATTAGAATAACTAGAGAAGAAATAAAAACTCAAAAGGATGCTATATTATGGCATTTAAAAACTTATGGAAATATAACAAGTTGGGAAGCTATAAAAGAATATGGTGCAACTCGTTTATCAAGTATTATATTTGATTTAAAAGATGAAGGATATCCTATAGAAACCAATTTAATAGATTGGAAAACAAGATTTGGTAGGACAACAAGCATAGCTAGGTATCAATATTATAAACCAATACCAAAAGATGAACAACTTATAATATGGGGATAAAGAAAACTGTTAGTAAACTTAAAAAAGAGTTAGACAGTTGGTTTTCTAAATATATTAGATTAAGAAATGCTACAGATTTAGGTATTGCTCAATGCTTTACTTGTGGAAAAATAGACTATTACAAAAAATTACAAAATGGACATTTTCAATCTCGTAGACATCATAACACAAGATGGGATGAAAAAAATTGTCAAGTCCAATGTGTTAAGTGTAATATGTTTGGTCAAGGAGAACAGTATAAGTTTGGAATGTATTTAGATGCTAAGTATGGATTAGGAACTGCTGAAGAATTAGAATATTTGTCTAAGGTTAATATTAAAATGACTAGGATAGATTATGTAGAAAAGATAAGTTATTACAAAGAACTTGTTAATAAAATAAAAAAGGAAAAGAATATAGAGTAATTAATTTTCTATATTTGAATATGGAGAAACCAATTTTTGCAAACACTACACACCAAATAATAGTAAACGATTATTTAAACTTAATGCTATCTTTTGTTAAAGATATTTCTTCTGAAACAAAATATAGAAACTTTAAAGAAGTTCTTGACCTTATTATAGAATATCATAATAGTTATGGCAAAGATGTTGAACAGGCAAATTGGAATGATTGGTTAATGATAATACCTATTAATACTTCTGTAATGGTTAATGGATATTTTGCAGGAATACAAACAAAAAGAAACATAGAAACTATAAGAGCATACAAACTATTATTAGATAACGGATTAGAATTATTAGTCAGAGATTTACAAGAGATAGAAAAAAACAATGAATAAAATATATCAAGTAGTATCAGATTGTAGAAAGACATTTATAGAAATGTCCTACACTTTTACACAAGATATAAACGAGATAGAAGAAGCAGTCCAAGAATTAATGTTATACTTTTTGCAAATGAATCCTACAGTATTAAAAGACATATATGAGAAAGATGGGCAGAAAGGATTAATAAGATATGGTGCAGTAGTATTAAGAAGAAGTTTTACAAGTCCACGAAGTCCATATTTCTATAAGTATAAAAAATACTATACTAAATTAGATGCACAGGCAAGTTCTATAACATACGATATTACAGAAACAGGAGAAACATCAAACGAGAAACATTTATACAATATACCTAATCCTGAAGAATACCAACAATGGCAAAAGCTAGAACAAATAGATAAAGCATTAGAGAATGTGTATTGGTATGATAGGGATGTATTTAAGTTGTACTACTACGAAGGCAACACACTTACAGGACTAGCAAAAAAAACAGGGATAAGCCGAAATAGTTTGTTTACTACTATAGACAAAGTAAGAGATTATCTTAAAGAAGTATTAGATGAGTAATTTTTTTGTAAAAAACGATATATATCAAGAACGAATAGCATTATGTAGAGAGTGTGTATATTACTTTAAACCTACAGGCACTTGTAAAGTGTGTCTTTGTTTTATGAAAGTAAAAGCTAGGATAGGTGTAATGGAATGTCCTCAAAAGTATTGGAGTAAAACAACAGAAGTAGAAAGACCTGACGATATACCACAAGAACTAATAGAAGAATGTTTATTAATTTGGGATGATATAAAGACAGGAGTAGCAAAGAACGTAACAGTAAAAAAAAAGATGGTAGAGTTATATAACACAATACATGGTACTAACTATAAACCAAATAGTAATTGTGGGACTTGTTTAAATAACTGCTATCAAGGGATAAGACAAATAGTAGAAAAATATAAAACATAAAATATGGATAAAAAAATACCTGATTATTATATAGGAAAGAATTATAAATACGAAGCTAGGAAAGTAATTTCTGATTGGGAATTAAGTTGGAACGTAGGAAATGCAGTAACGTATTTATTAAGAGCAAATTTTAAACATCATAGACCTGAAGAATGTATAAAGAAAGCTATACATCATTTAGAATTTGAATTAGAAGAATTAGAACAAAAGAAGAAGAAGAATGTAAGAATAAGTCATATATAACTAAATAAGGGAGAGTAGGCATATTGCCGTTAATAATAATATTAAATGTTAATACTCTCCTTTATTTCTAAAAACAAAAAACTATGTTAATATACCAATGTAACAAATGTGAAATACAAAAAGAACTAAGCAAAGTAGTAATGAAAGTCATAGATGGCAAGGTTGTTAATCTTGGTACAGAATGTCCTAAGTGTGGAGAGTATATGCAAGAGATAGCTAAAGAGTTTAACGGTTTTCCTCAATTAAGAAGAACAGAACCATCACTAAGTAAAAAGAGAGATAAAATGTGGAAAGAAACTAAAGAGAAACTTACAAGCTAATGAAATTTTGCGTAAAATGTTTTGTAAAAGATGTAAAATTATATAATACTTTTGGTAAATTAAAATGCAAGAAATGTATTGATAAAGATAAAACAGGTAAAAAAGGACATAGTGGAATGATTTACAAAAAAGATGTTGTTTTACAAGTTGATATGTTTTTAAATGAATTATCTTTAAAATTAGTAAAAAAATCTAATAATTTGTTTGTAAAATGGTATATTGAACATTATCCTAAAAGTAAAGGCATAGTAGGTAGGCAATTAAATTATATAATATATTTAAAAAATATGCCTATTGGTATTATAAGTGGTGCATCTCCTCCTTTAAATTATAAAAAATTTAGAAATTTTTATAACATTAAAAATGATTTACAAATATTAAATAACAATGTTTTTAGATTAGTTAATAAACCTGATGATAAAAATATAGGTACAAAAATTTTAAAATTATTTAGGCAAAAATTAAAAAATGATTACAAAAAAAAATATAATGAAAATTTATTAGGTATAGTAACATTTGTAGAACCTCCAAGAACAGGTGCTATATATAAAGCAGATAATTGGTTTTATTTAGGATTAACAAAAGGTATTGAAGTTAGAAGAAAAGGAGATAATTGGTTTCAAAAAGAATACAGTAAAGGTACAAAAAAACATATATTTTGTTATAAATACAAACAATGAAATTTGTAATTCATGATAAAAAAGATAAGATGCAATTAGTAAACTATTTAAAAGATATAGAAAGTCCTTACACAGTAGAGGTTAAGAAACACAGAAACACGAGGTCTAATGTGCAGAACAATTACTATTGGAAATGTATAGTACAAGTATTAGCTGAAGAACTCGGATATTTTAATGATGAAATTCATGATATTTTAAGGGCTAAGTTTCTGAATGAATGGGAAATGATAGAGATAAACAATAAGAAGATAGGGCTAAACAAAATAGTAAGTACAACATCTCTAAACACAAAAGCATTTGAAGTATATGCAGAACAAATAAGAATATGGGCATTGTCTGACTTAGGGATAAGACTAATGCTGCCAAACGAATACAACTAATTTCTATTATATAATAGAATTGATTAATCAATTTATTTCAATTATGGACAAAAGAATAAACAATGGTGGTAAAAGAGAGGGTGCAGGACGTAAAAGCAAGTCAGAAGAACAGAAGCTAATAGAGAACTTAACTCCTATGAACCCTGATGCTCTAAAGTCATTAGAGATAGGTTTAAAGAATAAAGAACAATGGGCAGTTAAGTTATTCTTTGAATACTTCTATGGTAAACCTCAGCAAAGAGTTGATGTAACGAGTAATAGCGAAACCTTAAACATACCAATAATAAACTTCGTTGAATCCGAAACTGAATAAAAAGTATAGTGCATTATTTTCATCTGATTGTAGGTACTTTATAATTACAGGTGGGCGAGGTTCAGGTAAGTCTTATGCAGTAACAGTATTCTTAACTCTACTTACTATGTCGCAAAACGTAAGAGTATTGTTTACAAGATATACAATGGTTTCTGCTCACTTATCTATTATACCTGAGTTTCTTGAAAAGATAGGTATATTAGGTTTAGATACAATCTTTAGTATTAATAAATCAGAAGTAGTCAATACATCAACAAAGAGTGATATACTATTTAGAGGAATAAAGACCTCATCAGGTAATCAAACAGCTTCTCTTAAATCATTACAAGGTATAAACTGTTGGGTGCTTGATGAAGCTGAAGAACTTATTGATGAAAACATATTTGACACTATTGACCTTAGTATTAGAGAAAAAAAAGTACAAAATAGAATCATATTAGTATTAAACCCTGTAACTAAAGAACATTGGATATATAAACGATTCTTTGAGGAAAGAGGTGTTTTAAGTGGATTTAACGGCATTAAGGACAATGTATGCTATATACACTCTACATACTTAGATAATAAAGCTAACCTATCTAAAAGTTTCTTAGAAAGGATTTATAGAATTAAGAACACTAACATTAAGAAGTATCAACACAAAATACTTGGAGGTTGGTTAGACAAAGCAGAAGGGGTTGTATTTGATAATTGGACAATAGGAGAATTTAATCCTGATAACTTACAGACATCTTGTGGCATGGACTTTGGTTTTTCTGTTGACCCTGATTCTTTGACAGAAGTAGCTATAGATAAAAAGAAAATGAAGATATACATAAAAGAACATATATATCGTAATGGTTTAAAATCACACGAGTTAGCTAAAATAGTATTAGCTAAAGTAGAGAATAAGCTAATTATAGCAGATAGTGCAGAACCTAGATTAATAGAAGATTTAAGACATTTAGGAGTAAACATAAAACCTGTAAAGAAAGGAACGATAGAAAGTGGTGTAACTCGTATGCAAGATTATCAGTTAGTAGTAACTTCTGAATCAACAAACATAATCAAAGAGTTAAACAACTATGTATATGCAGACAAAGGAAGTAAGCTATATGTAGATAGTTATAATCACGCAATAGATGGTATAAGATATAACGTAATATATCACTTAGACAATCCAAATGCAGGTAGGTATTTCGTACAATAAGAAAAGGTGCAACTCCTAAGAATTACACCCTTAAAAAACAAAAACTTTTTGAAAACTTGGCAAACATAACGATTTTAAACTAAATAACAATTAATTCTATTATATATTATGCAAGTAAACATTAAGAAAGATGGTAAGAAAAATACTTACAATCTAATTAAGAGTTGGGATGATGTAACACTTGAAAAATGGGCTAAACTTATTGATAGTAAAAGTAAGTCAAAGACTAAAGAAGCATTAGATACAATTAGTTTGTTATCTGATATACCAAGAAAACTTGTAAAAGAGTTAAGTATAAATGATGTATCTAGTATCTTAAACAAAATAGCTGCGTTGCAGAACAAAGCTAATAGTAGGTTAAAAAGAATAATAAAAGTAGATGGGATTGAGTACGGATTTCATCCTGATTTATCAGAAATTACTCTAGGAGAATATGCAGATATTGAAACCTACATACAAAACGGAATGGAAAAGAACCTTGCTAAGATGATGGCAGTTCTTTACAGACCTGTAGTAGAAAGAAATGGTAAGCACTACTCTATAGAAAAATATAATGGTAGTGATGTACGGATGAGGTCGGAGAAGTTTAAGAAGATGAAAGCAGCAGATGTAAATAGTTCATTGGTTTTTTTTTGGACTTTAGGCAAGAAACTATCCATGATTTTGCCGTTGTATTTAATGGAACAAATGGAGAAAGTGAAACAATCACTACAGATGAAAAGTTTGCAACAAAGTGGGGATGGTTTGGAGTAATGTATAGATTAACAAACGGAGAGATAGTAAACTTAGAAAGGATAACTAGATTAAGTTTGTATGAATGTTTAACTTGGCTAACTTATGAAGTTGATTTAAACGAAACAAAAAAAGTTAAAAGATGACACACTTTAAGAATTATAACAATACAATAGATACTCTAAAGCAGTTAGGAAATAATCAGTATCAAATTAAAACTGTAACAACAGGAGATATATTTGAAATTGATTTAGAGAAGAACACCTTATATCCATTAATGCACATTAATCCTGTAAACGCAGTTGCACAAAATAATCAAATGACTTTAAACTTTCAGATATTTGTAATGGACTTAGTATTTCCTGATGAGAGTAATGAGCAAGAAGTATTATCAGATTGTTTAAGTATCTGTAATGACTTGATAGGTACATTAAAGAATGGAGAGAGTTTATATCTATCTAATACAACACATGGAGAAAGTTCTGCATACTTTACAGAAGGGGATGTAACGATAGAACCTTTTACAGAAAGATTTGATAACTCAGTAAGTGGATGGGTGTTTACATTACCAATAATAATTGAAAATGACTACAACACTTGTATAGCACCACAAGCTACAACTTATGCAGGTAAATAATGTTTAAAATAAAAATAGGAAAATTAACAATACAACTAATACCACCCAAGATTACTTATGAAATATGAAGATATATTAGAGAAGCTAGAAGAAATAAGTATAGGACTAGAAAGCTATAATGACTATCCTGATTCAGCTAGTAACAATGCTAAGAGAGCAATAGAATGGAAAGAAGAGAACGGAAGTGATTGTGGTACTAGAGTAGGTTGGACAAGAGCAGGACAATTAGCAAGAAAAGAAAATATAAGTAGAGATACTATAGCAAGGATGGCTTCATTTAAAAGACACGAGCAACACGCAGATGTACCTTATAGCGAGGGCTGTGGAGGGCTAATGTATGATGCTTGGGGAGGGAAAAGTGGAGTAAATTGGGCAATAAATAAATTAAAACAAATAGATAAATAATATGGCAGATTTAACAACAACAGTAACAGAAAGTGTTACACTAAATGGTGCAGTACGAGGTACTACTAATACTGTAACAACAACAGGAATAAATAACGTATATGAAAGAATTGTAACTTGTACTACAGGACAAACTACTTTTTTAGCAGCTTTTGATTCTAATTCTTATGGTTCAGCAGTACAAATAGACAGAGAAGATGTTAGATATATTAGGATAACTAATTTAGACACTACTAATACATTAGAATTAGCAGTAGTAGGAACAACTACTTTATATCAAGTAGAATTAAAGGCAGGAGAATCACATATATTAAGTGCAGCAAGTGCAGTAATGTTAGCAGAAGCAGATACATCTCCAAGTTTTGGTACAATGTTGTCTTTAACTTCTATGCAAGTTAAACCTGCTGCTACTTTAGATGTAGAGATATTTGTAGCTAGTGTATAATGGTAGCATTAGAACGATACTTAAATAGTTTCGGTAAAAGTGTAGTCAATAAAGCTAAAGGTATATTAAAGAGAAAGAAGAAGGTAGTATCAGGAGATTTACTTAATAGTATAAAATTTAGAATTAAAAAAGACAAAGAAAATTTATCTGTAGAATTTTTTATGGCTGACTATGGTACTTTTATGGATAAAGGAGTATCAGGAACTAATGTAAAAAGATATTATGTAGATTATAAAGGACAAAGAAAAGAAAGTCCATATAAATACACTAATAAAAGACCACCTATGAGTTTATTAGATAAATGGATAGTTCGTAGAGGGATAGCACCTAGAGATACACAAGGGAGATTTACAACACGCAAAAGCTTACAATATTTAATATCTAATAAAATATATACTAAAGGTATAGAAGGTATAAGTTTTTTTCAAAAACCACTACAACTAGAATTAAGAGGGTTTTATGATAAAGTAGGTAAAGCAGTAAAACAAGATATAGAAAATATAATAACAAAATAATGGCATTAATAATAGAACAAAAACCACTATATAAAACTTTAGCAGTAGGTCAAGATATAATATTTACAGTATCAGATATAGATACAGTAGCTAATTATTACAAACCTAAATTTACTGCTGAAATATATGTAAATCAAAAGATAGCAGATTTAGGATTAAGTACATCTAAAGTAGCTACATTAAAAGTAACGCCTAACAACAAAGGAGTAGGCATATTTTCTATAAGTCCAATTATAGAAAGCTATGTAAGTCCTGAATATGATGGTACTAATTTTGACAATACAATTTTTAGTACATTTAAGACAGTTGCCTTTACAGAAAATACACCACATCCTATACACTTAATTGACAAGTATTCTAACAATAATAAAGTTGTTACTTTTTTTACAGTAGTATTTAATATAGAATATTATTTAACTTCTAGTTTAGCTACGTTAAGAAATGGTAAACCATTAAGAAGTCAAAACTATTTAACATATAATGGAGTTATACAATATGATGATTCACTAAAACAAACAGGTGCAGATTATGGTTACAATCTAAATCAAAATAAAATAGTTTTTAATGATTACTTTGGAAGTTTAGGAAAGTTTATAAGTAATGCACCTATTATACAATATGCAAGATTAAGTGATTATGGTACACTATCATTTTTTAACTTTTTAAATGTATCTGAGAATAGCTTTCAAGTAGGTACAGACAATGCGACTATAAATATGGTTAATTACATACAAATTAATTTATACAATAGTTCAGGAGTACAAATAGGTTCTACAATTAATGTAAATACTACTATGGCTAATGGTAGTTTTAATTACACAAATCAATTTTCTAATACAAGAGTAATGTTTTTTGGGGCTTTCCCTGCTAACCTAGATGGTGCAGCTAATGCAACTTGGGTAGCACAAAGAGCAAATGTAAGCTATTATACATTACAAGCATTTGATGATGAAGATGAAGCTATAAGTCAAATATATAGAATAAACATTATAACAGATGATTGCAAAGGTTTTGAAGGTATAAGATTGACTTGGTTAAACCCACACGGAACTTGGGATTACTATACTTTTACTAAAAAGTCAGTAAGACAATTAACTACAAACAAAACAACCTATACACAATTAGGTGGTACTTGGAATGAAAGCACTTTTAAAATAAATGGCTATAAAGGTGGTCAGAAAAACTTTAGAGTAAACACTAAAGAGTTAATTCGTATAAATACTGATTACTTAGTAGATGCAGATGCAATATGGTTTGAGGACTTAATAAATAGTCCAGAAGTATATATATTAAATGGATATGACAGTAATACAAATGATTCAAGATATGGTACTGTAAATAAATATGTAGAACCTGTTAGAGTAATGACATCAAGTTATACAAGAAAGAGCAAAGCAAATGATAAGCTTATACAGTATACATTTGAGTTAGAAAAAACTAAAGTTAAAAGAACACAAGCAATATAATGAGTGTACAATTAGTATTATATCCACAAAATTATGAAGGTAGGTATTCAACTACATCTATAGCCGTATTTAATGAATATGTAGCAGATAATCAAAACTTCAATACAATTAATAATTTGACAGGTTATGATTCTACTGCAAGTGATCCTGGATTAGATGCAATAAACAATTCTGTAGGTATTGCTGCTTGGAAAAAATTTAGAAGTACTGGTGGTACGTTTGCTTCTGTAACTATGCCTTCTCAAAGTTATGCTAACAAATTACAATTATATTCAGCAAATGGTTCTACTTCTAGTTCAGGAGTATACCAAAAAATAATAGGGTTAACACAAAATACAGTATATGATTTAACTATAAACATAACCCAAGCAGGTGCAGGTGGTTTGTTAGTTGTAGGTACACAAGGTAATATTACAAGTCAATATGAAACACTTGGTGGTCAAACATTATTTACTTCAATAGGCACAGGAAGTACAGGTACTCAGACATTAACTTTTACAGCAGATAGTTCTGAAGAAATATTGTTACTAGCATATCAAAATGACAATGGTACTACAGTACATATAAATAAAATAAGCATACAAGAATCTGCACAACAACCTACTTTAGTGTTTACTGATTTAGATGATGGACAAGTAATATGCGACTTATACGAAGATGAAGATATACCTTTAACTTTGTCTATAGACAATTTTAAAAATGCAGCAGAAAAGGTACAAAGTTATTCTAAGGACTTTAATTTACCTGCAACAAAGAGAAACAATAAAATTTTTACACACTTATTTGAAGTAACTAAAACACAAGATGCTTTTAGCTTTAATCCTTATGTAAAAACAGAATGTATTTTAAAACAAGATGGATATAATATATTTAAAGGTTATTTAAGAATAATAGATATAATAAACCAAGAAGGAGAAATAAGCTACAATGTAAATTTATATTCAGAAGCTATAGCTTTAGTAGATACACTTAAAGAAAAAACATTTAAAGATTTAGATTTATCTGAATTAGATCATAACTATAATAAGTCAAATATTAAAGCAAGTTGGGATAGTACAGGAATTACTTTATTGACAGCTTTAGGTGTAAATTCATTTGCTGGGAATCAAGGAGATACTACAACACAAGTATTAAAATATCCTTTTGTTGATTGGACAGGTAGTATATCATTAACCTCTCCTACTACATCTATACCTGATGGTACACCTTTTTTAAGTAAGCTAGAAGATGCTTTTAGACCTTTTATAAATTGTAAATATTTATTTGACAATATAATGAGAGAAGCAGGGTTTACTTATGAATCTAATTTTTTAAATTCAAATAAATTTAGTAAGTTATTTATGGACTTTAACTTTACAGGAGAAGTGCCTAGTGATACTAAGTTAGGTCGTTATGGTTTTCAATCAGGTATAACAAGTTTACAATCTACTACATCTTATCAAAATATACCATTAACATATAATGAGTTTACTACAGATATGGGTTGGAATAATACGACAAATAAATTTGTAGGACAAACAACAAATGTAAATTACAAAATAGATTATTATATTTTATTAAAAGCATTAGCTAATAATACAGGAGATTTTAGAATTGTAAAAAAAGATAGTGGTGGTACTATTGTAAATACTATTTATTCTACATCTTTTACTGGTACAACAGGTAATGTTACAGTAATACAAAGCACAATATATTTTACTTTAAGCACAAATGAAACTTTAGAATTTCAATTTAAAAGTTCTTCGTCAGCAGGATTTGAGTTATTTCAAAATGCAGGACAAGGTTCTACTTTTAATGTTACAATAGGATTAACAACTGTAATAAATTCTACTTTGTTAAACACACAAAGAGGAGATTTAGGACAATGGGATTTCGTTAAAGGTATATTTACTTTGTTTAATTTAGTTACTATACCAAATCCTGATAATGCTAATAATTTAAGTATAGAACCTTATTCAGATGTTTTTATTTCTAACACAGCAGGAACTAACTTAGCAGCAAGAAGCATACAACACGATTGGACAGAAAAAATAGATGCAACACAAATAAAACTAACTCCTATTGAATTAAAGAAAAAAACAATTTTTAAATATGAAGAAGATAACGAAGATTATCCTTTTACTTTATATAAAAATGGTACTGGTGGTGTTTTATATGGTTCTAAAATATTTGATGCACTTAATTTATTTGGTTTTTCTTTACTTTCAGAAGAAGAAGAAATAAAAGCTACTCCTTTTGCTGCTACTGTAGTAAAACCACTATATGACAGGTTTCCTGATTTTATTACACCTGCTATATATTCATCTAATGATGATCAAACCGAGTTTAAAGGATTTGATAACAAACCTAGAATATTATATGATAACGGCAAAGTAAATAGCAATACTACATACTATATACCTGAACAGAACGGATTGCTTAGTGAGCAACAAGCATACTTTGGACAATTTACTCACTTATCAGAGGTAAATCCTACAACAACAACTACAGAAGATTATAATTTTGAATCATTACAGCTTATAAATCCTGTTGGAATACCTTACACACCTGTAGATAATTTATATAATACATATTATGCACCTTACTATAATGAATTGTATAATCCTGATACAAGAATAATGACGTTAAAAGTAAATTTAAATGCAGCAGATATAAACATTTTTAAATTTAATGATAAAGTAATGATACAAAATAGAGAATATAGAGTTAATAGAATAGATTATAAACCCAACGACTTATCTACAGTTGAATTTATATTAATAGGATAATGGAGTATAAAAAACAATATAGCATAAAACCTAGTTACATAAATCAAACAGGAGAAGTAGTTTTTACTGATGGTACAAATGAAGTAAGAGCAAATCAAATAACTTGTCAAGATTACGGCTATACTTATAATGAAACTACAGGAACTTGTACTGCTTTTAAATATAACACAAAAATTAACAACACTTCAGATAATGTACATAATATAATTAAAGGAGATTTAAACACTACAAATTTAGGTACTGAAAATTCATTTTTATTAGGTTCTGATAATAAGTCAGCAGGAGATAATCTTAATGTAATGATTACAGGAAGCAAAAATGTAGTAGATAAAGATTTAAAAAACACAAGTATAATATCAGGTACTTTTGGACAAGCAAAAAATCAAGGTGAAGTAGTAATAGGTGGTGGTGGTTATGGTACTACCTTAGCTTTAGCACAAACATCTTTTGTACAACAATCAGGTAATACTACAGATGCTACAGAAACATCATTATACACTCAATACATTACAAATAAGTTTATAGAAAAGGTAGCAAACTCTGTAATAGGTTTTGAAGCAAATGTAATAGGTGTAAACATAGGTGTAGGAGAAGGTAATGCAGGGGAGTATGGCTATGTGCAAATTACAGGTGCAGTAAAGTTTACAAATGGACTAGCTTCTCAATATTCTCAATCTTCTACTAATATAGTAGCGCCAGGTACAAGTGGATTAAATATTTCTGCACAAATGAAAGATGCAACGGCTACATCATTTGGAGTTGCAGTAACAGGATTAGAAGAAACAAGAATACAATGGACTGCAAGTATAAAATTATGGCAAAATAAAATAACACAAACAATATAATTATGGCAAAAGAAGTAGTAAATGCAGAAGTAAAAACAAACATAGGAGAAGTAACAAAAGATGCACAAGGATTAGCTAGTGAGTTTAGAATTATGGGTGTATCTCTTAATAGTGTTAAAAAGGGATTGCAAACAGTTGCTTTAACTGCAAAAAAATCATTTGCTACAGTACGTGCAGGTATAATGTCTACAGGTATTGGTGCTTTAGTAATAGCAATAGGTTCTTTAGTATCATATTTTACTAATACTAAAAGAGGTGCAGATGCTTTAAGTAGGGCTTTTACAGGATTAGGTGCAGTTGTAGATGTTTTAACAGATAGGGCTTCAAGAGTTGGAGAAACTCTAGTAAATATATTTAACCAACCATTCTTAAAAACTTTAAAAGATGTAAAAGGTGCTTTTACAGGCGTTACTGAAGAAGTAAGTAAAGAAGTATCTGCTATGGTTGAACTTAAAAGAAGAACACAAGAATTAAGAGATGCAGATAATGAGTTTATGGTTCAAAAAGCTGCTACTAGACGAGAAATTGAGAAAGCTAGGTTAATTGCAGAAGATGAAACTAAGTCAGCAGAAGAAAGGTTGAAAAATTTAAAATTAGCACTTGAATTAGAAGCAGAAACTACAGAACAAGAATTAAAACTTGCTCAAGAACGTATGAAAATACAAGAAGCAGAAATGAAGTTATCTGAAAATTCTGCAGAAGATGAAAGAGAACTTGCTACTCTTAGGGCTAGAGTAATTGAAACAGAAACAGCTTCTTTTAGAATGAGAAGAAGGGTAGCAACTGAAGTAAATAGCTTAGAAAGAGAAATACACGCAGAAAGAGTAGCTAGATTAAAAGAAATACAAGCAGCAGACCAAGAAAGAATGGGTACTCTTACTAAAATGCCAAGATTAGCAGAAAAATCGGCAAAAGGTATTCAAAAAGCAGATAATACTGTTTTAGATAACTACTTAGAAGGTAACGAATTGAGAAAAAAGTCAGATGAAGAAGTAGCAAAAGCTAAAATTAGTGGTTATTCAGCTATGTTAAGTGCAATTAGTAGTTTTGCATCAGAAAGTAAAGAACTTGCAGTAGCAAATGCAGTAATGAGTGCCTATGAGGGTGCAAATGCAGTATTTACAGACAAAACTTTACCTACTGTAGCTAAATTCCCTATGGCAGCAGCCGTTATTATTAATGGGTTAGCAAATGTTAAGAGAATATTGTCTACAGATGTACCAGGAGGAGGTGGTGGTGGTACTGCACCTGCAGATACAGGTACTCCTGCACCTGAAATGCTTAGTGGTCGTTTTACTTTAGGAGGAGGAGAAGAAACACAACCTGTACAAGCATACGTAGTAACAGATGATATGACTAACAATCAAAATAAGTTAGCTAATATACGTAGAAGGGCTACTATATAAAAAATCAAATAAATTAACAATAAATCTATTATATACTATGAAAAGAAAAGCAACTAAAATTATAGAACTTGTAATTTCTGATGAAAGCGAAGAATTAACAATAGATGCTATCAGTTTAGTTACAAGTCCTGCAATAGAGCAAGATTTCGTATTTTTTGGTAAGGACAAAAACAATCTTACACTAGCTAAGATAGATGAGGAGAAAAGAATGCTAGTAAGTCCTGCATTAATACCTAACAAACAAATATTTAGATATGATCCTAATACTGACAGTAATTACTATGTGTATTTTTCAAAAGAAACAGTAAGACAAGCTAGTGAGTTATATTTAAAGCATAACAACCACCATAAAGCTACATATCAACACGAAGATAGAGTATCAGGTGTTTTGACTATAGAAAGTTGGATAAAAGAAGGCGAACAAGACAAATCTAAGTTATATGGCTTTGATTTACCTGACGGAACTTGGTTTGTCAAGATGAAAATTGAGAATGATGAAATGTGGGCTAAGATTAAAGAAGGAGAACTACGTGGTTTAAGTATTGAAGGATATTTTGTCAATAAATTTGAAAAAATGCAAAAGCAACCTACAAATGAAGAAATACTATCTGCTTTAAATGAAATATTACAAAATCAAACAAACAATAATTAATTCTATTATATAAAAAAAAGACAAATGGATTTAAAACAACAAATATTAGTAGCA